GGCCTGCTGCTCGAGTGCCTTGGCGCGGGACTTGGCCGCGTCCTCGGCGCGCTTACGCAGTGCCTGCGGCAGGGTCTTGATGACAGGCCACATGGCACGCACCGCCTCAACGGTCTGGCAGGCGTTAATGCTGGTCACCACCTCGTCCACCGACAGGCGCTGCTCGGGCTGCTGCGCCCCGGTCGTGGCGTCGAGCGCGTCGTGTTCGACAATTTCCATCACCGTGACCCACAGGTACCGGCGCAGGTAGGTCTGGACCGCTCCGAGGTTCTGGACCTCGTGGCAACCCTTGAGCGCAGCCGACGACATCGGGCTGGTGATGTCGATGCTGCCGCCGCCATCGGTGTCGGTGATGGTCAGCGTCGCCACCGTCTCGCCAAAGCTGACAATGCCGCACAGGCCTAGGTCAGCGAATATCTGCTGGATGGCTGGCAGGAAGTCGCCGAGTTCAAAGTACGAGTAGCCAGCGAACTTGTTGTTGCCGGACTTCTTGAGCGGCTTGCCTTGCAGGGCCACGCGGGCCTGCATCAGTTTCTTATGCACGGACATGGTTCGACTCCTCAATCAGTTGGGCCTTGTTCATCAGCGATGAGACCATCGCATCAACGTCGGTCAGAAAAGAACGCACCTCGGTTTCGAGGGACGCAATGTAGTCGTCGTCGCGCTCGATGCGCTGGACGTACAGCCGGAGGGCACCCGGCATGCGCGGGTCGAACGACACGAAATCGCACCAGTCGCGCCCGGTAATCCACAACTGGCCTTGAATCTGCGCCATGTGTTCGTCGGGCATGCCGTCGCGCCATGTGGCGACATGGTTTGCGCTGTTGAACGGGCACTTGATTTCGACCAGTCCTTCCCAGTTGACGAGGCCGTCCGGGCTGTCACCGGCCATCATCGTGTCGTGGGTCCAGAAGCCGTTCTCGTCCACGCCGACGCGGATGTAGTCGGCATAGGCAACCTTGGCGATTTCCTCGAGGTCGGTGCCCCACGTCATCGCGGTGGTGGTGAAGTGCGTCACGGGCGAGCCGGTCAGGCGCTCGGTGACCACGTCCATCAGGTAGTTCTGGCGGGCCGCTGCGGGCGCACCGTTCTTGAGTTTTGCCAGCACGTCCTTGAACCGCGAGGCGGTGGCACGTCCAGCACGCGCGGCAAACCATGCACCGTCGCGTTGCACATCAGTCGAAAGGGTCATCACTGTCTCCTAGGCGTTGCGGTTTGTGCAACGTGATGAGATTGTGGCATCACGCTAAGCAAATGGCAAGGGGGCCGAAGCCCCCATGTAAATCAAGACTGAGCTTCAGCAAGCCAGCGTTTGCAATCAAAGCAGTCGCATGTTGTGACATCTTTTGCGACCCGCCTGATGGCAACCATAGTGTCTTCAATAAAGAAGTGCTGACCGTCTATGCCGTAACCCGGCACGCACACCAGTTCGTACTCGCCGGTGTTTCTGTCGCGTTCAATTTTGTATTGCTGAGTCATGAAAATCTCCTTAGTTAAAAACGCTGCGGGCGCTGCGTCGGTGTAGATATACTGCGACAACGCAATCAACTTGTGTGTGAATTATTTGTTACAACTCACCCGGCGATAGTCTTGACCCACAGCACTGGCGAGGCCCACGCCAGTTCGACGTTGGTCAGGATGTCGCCCCGGGCGTTGACGAGGTTGTACGTCCCGCGCCGGTAGCCACGCTTGAGGTGGCCGACCTTAGTGCCGTTGCCTTTGACGGCGCACATCGCCAACTGGCCGAGCGCCTCTGATGGAGACCGACGACTGCCCGCGATGAAGTAGAGGTAGCCGTCAATCAATTCCATGTCGGTGCCGGTGGTGCGCGCCTGTAGCGCTATGGTGTCCTGCGGCACGTTGCTGGGAGCCTCGACCATGTCGTGCGCGCCCTCGGCTTGCAGCATCACCTCGTAGTCCTTGGTGATGAATCCGGCGACCTTGACGGTGCGCTCGCCGTGCGTCGGCAGGCCAGCCCGCTGCAAGACCTCGGTCGTAGATACGTCCAGCAGAACCGCAAGCTGGGCGGCTTCCTCAAGCGTGATGCGCCGCTTGCCCCGGAACATCAAACTGACAGCCGCCGGGTCGATGCCCATTAACCGGGCTAGACCACGTTGCGACAGTTGTCGCTGCTCAAGGCGGTCAACAAACCATTCGGTGTCGATTGCTGTTGGCATTTTTGCATCATGATGAGCTTGTGCCAACTTAGCAATCCTTATGTTTCATTTCGCGGATTAACTTGACTGTCATAATTTAACCGAGGGTAAAGTGTATTCCGTGCCCAATCTTTAGGCAGTTGCACCAATGATGCGATTGCAGCATCATGTTGACCTATGAACAACGTGCGAATCACTCCAGTGGACCTTGTCATCCAGTCGTTCGGCGGCGTCCGGGCTGCGGCAAGGGTTCTCAAACTCGACCCGGCCACCGTGTCGCGCTGGCAACAGTCCGGTCGCGTTCCGGCCAAGCGGCAGGAGAACGTGCTGCAACTGGCGTGGGAGCGCGGCATCGACCTGACCGCGCACGACCTGATTTTCGGACGGCAACCGTGACGGAAATCACGCTGCCGTGGCCTCCCAAGGAACTTTCGCCGAACGCGAGGGTGCATTGGGCCAAGCTGGCAGCGACGAAGAAGGCGTATCGCATCGAGTGCGGCTGGCAGACCAAGTCGCAGGGCGCTGAACTGACGGCAACCGACCGGCCCATGCGGCTCGAGGTCGTGTTCCACAAACCGAATCGACGGGACATGGACAGGGACAACCTGCTGGCCCGCATGAAGTCAGGTCTCGACGGTGTGTGCGATGCACTCGGCGTCAACGACCGGCTATTTGACCCCATCACCATCAGCGTCGCTGACACGGTCGGGGGCTTTGTGAAACTGCGTATTTTTGAGGAGCATGACCAATGAATGTAGGAACTTTCTCTGGCCGCATCGGACGCGATGCCGAACTGCGGCACGCCAAGAACGGCGATGCCGTCACCAACTTTTCGCTGGCGGTCGATGTCGGCACCAAGGACAGCCCGCGCACGCTGTGGATTGACTGCGTGCTGTGGGGCAAGCGCGCCGAGAGCCTGACCCAGTACCTCCAGAAGGGCACCAAGGTCACCACGCATGGCCGGGTGGACATGTCCGAGTACCAGAAGAAGGACGGCACGCAGGGTGCCAAGCTGCAAGTGACGGTGTCGGACATCGACTTGCACGGCGGTGGCGGCGAACAGTCGTCTGCTGCGGCCCCGGCTCAGCGTCAATCGAGGCCGGTTCAAAAGAACGTCGAGGACTTTGAGGACGACGTGCCGTTCTAATCGGGTGGGCGCCATGAACGATTGTCGCCAATGTAGCAAGTGTCGCAGGCTGTTGGCGCTCACAGCGTTTTACGCGGACTGTCGTGCGCCTGATGGCCGTGCGTCGCAGTGCAAGAGCTGCGTCAGAATCAGGCAGGCCAAGTACCGTGACGCTAACATCGACGCCATTCGGGCTTACGACCGCGCTCGCAAGAAAAGGAACAACACGGCGGAAGAATTGATGTAGTATCAAAACAGCAGGGGCTAGGTTAGCTACCGAAAAGCCGGATACCGTCAACCGGCCTGCCCATGCTTCTTTCAATTGACGGCCTTTTGACGGAGGCTATATGCTATTCAAAAAGAGTTTTGAAACGCTCGTTCGTACCACTGAAGCGGGCTATTTGAGCATCGAACAACCCGATGAGGTTGGCGACGACTCGCATATCATTTTGCTGTCGCCAGAACAGGCGCAGCAGCTGGCTAGCTACATCCAGCGCAAGGAAATAAAAGAACAACTAAACGCCGCTTGGCGCACAAGCGAGGTGGCGTGATGGGCGAAATCAATTCCAAGGTCGATGTCTGGATGCCGCTGTACGTCGCGGACTATCTGGCCGACACCACACGCCTGACCACTGAACAGCACGGCGCCTATCTGCTGCTGCTGATGGACTACTGGCGCAACGGCCCGCTGCCCGACAACGACGCAGTGCTGGCACAGATAACCCGCATGTCGTCCGATGCTTGGAGCAATGCTCGGAGCATTCTTCAGGCATTCTTCGAGCAGTGCGACGGCATGTGGAAGCATGGCCGAGTTGAAGCCGAACTAGCTAAGGCGGCAGCGAACAGGCAGGTTTCGTCAATTCGCGCAAAGGCGGCAGCGAATGCTCGATGGAACAAGCAGAACAATGCTTCAAGCAATGCTCCGAGCATTACTCAAGCAATGCCTGTGCAATGCCCATCACCTTCACCTTCACCTTCAACATCAACAGAATCAAAACCAGAGAAACCAAAACAACAACACCGGGCGCGACAAGTCGCGCTGTCTTGTCCTGATGGCGTCACCCCGCAGGTGTGGGACGACTACCTCGCCATCCGCAAGGCGAAGAGCGCGCCTATGACGGATACGGCACTGCGCGGCATCGAGCGCGAGGCGAACAACGCGGGCGTGTCACTGCAAGCCGCACTCGAGACCTGCTGCCAGCGGGGCTGGACTGGCTTCAAGGCCGAGTGGGTGCGTGACCAAGTGCGACCGCAAATCAGCCGCCAGCAATCGCTCGAGGAGCGCAACGCCGAGGCAAGCCGTCGCGCCAAGGAACTCATTTTCGGCAAGAAGCCGACGACTACGATTGAGGGGGAAGTGCTATGACTGAACACGACTTCGACGCGTTCGACTCGATGATGCGCGGTGTGTACGCGTACTACGGGAAAGACCTGACCGAGCAGACCATCGCCATCTGGTGGAACGGGTGCCGCACGCTGGAACTCGAGGCACTGCGCGACGGGCTGAACCGCCACGTCATGAACCCGGACACCGGGCAGTTCCTCCCCAAGATTGCCGACGTGGTCAAGATGGCCGAGGGCACAACAGGCGACAGCGCGGCTCGAGCATGGACTCTGGTAGACCAAGCGGTGCGGATGGTCGGACCGTATCGCAGCGTGACCTTCGACGACCGCATCACGATGCGCGTCATCCACGACATGGGCGGCTGGCAGAAACTTTGCAGCGCCAAGGACAACGAGTGGCCGTTCGTGGCGCGAGAGTTTCAAGTGCGCTACAAGGGGTTCCGTATTCGCGGCGAACTGCCTGAGTGCCCGACGCACCTCATCGGGATGGCCGAGCAAGAGAACACCCAGCAGGGCATGCCTGTCGAACGAGTGATGCTCATCGGCAACCCTGACAAGGCTCGGGAAATCCGGAACGGGCAGGGCGCATTGACCTACGACAAACTCACACGGCCAGTCCTGCAACTAGCG